AACTTCGCCCAGTCCTACGACATTTTGCGCCTCGTCATCGAGACACGCAAAGATCAGATGGTGGCCTTCGAGTGGGACATCGTACCTCAGAACCAAGTACCCGGGAAACCTATCCCGCCTGAAATTCAGGCACGAATGGACTATGCCCGCGCGTTCTTCATGCGCCCCGATGGCTCGCACGATTGGAACGAGTGGCTGCGCATCATCCTCGAGGATATCTTTGTCTGTGACGCCGTGCCTATTTGGCCGACGTTCGACCCTGCGAACCGTAAGAAGCTAGTCGCCCTTGAGTACGTCGATCCCGCGACTATCAAGCTCGTGATAGACAACTCAGGTCGTCGCCCTCAGCCGCCTCTACCTGCTTACCAACAGATCCTGCATGGTGTGCCGACCTCAGGTTACACCTCAGATGAGCTCAAGTATTTCATCCGCAATCCCCGATCTCACAACATGTACGGTTACTCGCATGTTGAGCAGATCATGATGACCATTAACATCGGGTTGCGGCGCGAACTGAGCCAGTTGCAGTATTTCACGGAAGGCAACATTCCAGAGGCAATAGCAGGCGTCCCTGATACTTGGGATGCGCAGACTATTGCTCAGTTCCAACAGTGGTGGGATTCGATACTTGAAGGCAACACGGCACAGCGCCGTCACCTCAAGTTCATTCCGGGCGACGCGTCCAAGATACAGATGCTCAAAGGGGCTGAGGCCACACTCAAACAGGAGTTTGACGAGTGGATAGCGCGCATCATTTGCTACTGCTTCTCCGTGCCGCCTACTCCGTTCGTCAAGCAGATGAATCGCGCGACGGCCGAGATGGCACAGGAAGTGTCGAACGAGGAAGGCCTCGTCCCCTTACTCCACTACATCCGCGGCATGATGAACTCCATTATGCGCGACGTGATGAAGTTAGAGGGAGTCGAGTGGCGTTGGAAGATGGAGGAGGACGTTGACCTCGGCGTCCAAGCTAAGATTGACGATACCTATATTCGCAATGGCGTGATCTCAGTCGATGACGTGCGGCTGCGCATGGGTATGGCGCCTCTCGGCGTACCTAACATGGTTTACTTGATGACGGGTCCTGTTCCCCTCAGCATGTTCATTGATGGGACGGCGCCTAACTTGCAGCCGAAGCCTTTGCCAGGAGAAGGTGGACCTGGAGGTGAGGAAGGTAACGGGGAGAATGAAGAGGAAGGCTCGTCTATGGCGAGCGAGGCTTCAAAAGCACAGGAGGGCGACCTGAGCAAGGTGATCCCCTTTCGCAAAGGCGGCGAAGGAGCGTACAGCCGAAGTAAAATTGCAAGGGTCCTCCGCTACAACCGTGGTGCACGGATCTATAAGCCCCCACGTTGAGCCACTAGCTAAGAAGATCAAGAAACAGCTAACCAAGATCGGTAAAACGTTAGCTAAGAAGATCGGCGCAGAGTACAACAAGCGGGGCTTGGGTAAGGCTGAGCCTGACAAGCAACAGAGTCAGGACGAGGCCGACGCAATACTTGCAGCCGCACTTGCTGACAGTGATAGCTCAGAGTGGCTCATTATTCAGCAACTTCTGACACCTGAACTTGAGGCGCAGTTCAAGGCAGCAGGGCACTCCCTGTTTCTATCGTTGTACACAGACGACGACCAGAAAGGTGAGTTAGATAAGATGACATCCCTGCTCGATCCCAAAGCAAGGGATTGGGCGTTAGATCGTGGGGCAGAGCTTGTTGGCATGCGTCGTGAAGTAGACGATGATGGCAACGCCACCCTTACTGAGAACCCGAACCCTGAGTGGTCAATAGAAGAGACCACCCGAGAAGATCTCAGACAACTTGTCTCCCAGGGAGTAGAGGAAGGCTGGTCTACCTACGACCTGAAGAACAACATAGAAGATTCCTTCGGGTTTTCTAAATCTCGAGCCGAGATGATAGCTCGCACTGAGCTTGCTTTTGCTCATGTGAGCGGCCATTTGGAAGCGGGGCAACAGTCAGGTGCAACTAAGAAGCGCGTCATCCTTGGCAGCGAGCATGAGGCTGACGTCCCCGCAGGAGACGAATGCGACGAGGCGGCTGAACAAGGTGAGATACCTATTGACCAAGCATTTTTTGACGGCTATCAGGGACCCCCACTACATCCTAACTGTGTTTGTGACCTAGTATTGGTGTACCCTGAGGAGTAACAAAATGTTGAGCAACACCTTTGACATTCTGAGAACGTCGTTATAATAGGCGAGCATGAAGTCAACACCTCAGCCCGAGATATTCTGCCGCCTACTCAAGGTGGACGAAGAGCATCGGTTGATCTATGGTCGAGCGACAGAGGAAGTTCCGGATCGCTCGCGAGAGGTGTTTGACTACAAAACCTCCAAGCCTTACTTTGAGAAATGGAGTTCGGAATGCCACAAGGACTCCGGGGGTAAGAGCTTCGGCAACCTCCGTGCCATGCACCAGCCGATTGCGGCAGGCAAACTGACATCGGTAGATTTTGTTGACGCCGAGAAGGCTATCGACGTCTGTGCCCACGTCGTAGACGACGCCGAGTGGGACAAAGTCATGGAAGGTGTCTACACCGGGTTCAGCATTGGTGGCCGGTACGTCAAGCGTTGGGACGACAAGGTAGACGGCGAAGCCGTCAAGCGCTTCACGGCCGACCCCGCAGAGCTGTCGTTGGTAGATCGCCCGTGCGTCCCAACAGCCAAGTTTTTCGATGTCGTCAAAGCTGACGGCACACTCATGAAGCGCGAGTTTGTGGCGAAGGATTTTACTGCGCCTACGACCGCGACCTCTGGCATCCAACCTTATGGGAAGCCACGCAAAGTGAAAACTCGCAAGTTCTCCGACGTAGTCGAACGCGTCACCCTGAACATCGCCAAGGTTGCAGAGCGCAAGGACACTAACCCGAAGGAGGGTGAGGAGAAGTACGGCGATGTGAAGTTCGCCGACGAGAAAAACAAGAAGTACCCCATCGACACGGAAAAGCACATTCGCGCCGCGTGGAACTACATCAACAAGGAAAAGAACCAAGCCAAGTATTCCTCCGAGGATGTTGCCTCGATCAAGGCGAAGATCGTCTCGGCTTGGAAAGAAAAGATCGACAAGGACGGCCCTCCCTCTGCCGATGAGAAGTCGGAGAAGGTACACAAAGGCATGCGCGGCGTCGCATACCTCGCCAGCCTCATCTCGCAGCTCAACCAGTTCACTACGGGGCAGGCTATTGAGGAGTCGACCGAAGGCGACGACTCCGAGCTGCCCGAGAAGCTGAAAGAAGCCGTCCAGGTCCTCTCAGGGATCCTGGCAGAGATGGCGATTGAGGAGTCCGACGAGCTCGACGGGGACGAGTTTGAGGAGTGCGAGAATCCCTACGCGTATTTCTACTGCGCCGATGGAACGGAGCAGGATGCCGTCGACTCGATGGCGAAGTTCCTGAAGTTCGACCTTGAGAAGCGCGGGGCGCGGAACTCGAAGGCCGACCAGATGTTGATTCAACACGCCCACGACACACTCACCAAACTCGGTGCGATGTGCGAGGGCAGTTCAAGTGAGGAGAAAGCAGACATGGCTGACGACGCAACCAAAGCTGCTGGCGGCGCCAGCGATGAGCCCGCCGGCGAGGCCCCGAAGCGAGGCACTGCGGTGAAGAAGCCGAAGAAGCCCGCAGAGTCCGAGAACGCCGGCAAGGCTGACGCGAAGGGACACGAGGACGATAGCGAGGGTGGTGAGTCCGAGGAGGGTGACGACGCCGGTGGTGAGGAAGATGAGGGCGAAAGCAAGCCTGCTCCCAAGAAGATCAAGAAGGCTGACGAGGGCCAGCTTACGAAGGCCGATATTGCAGTCGCCGTTGTCGAGACCCTGCAAGCTCTCGGCATTCTCCAGGCCCCCGCTCAGAAGGCGCAGGGTAACGAGATGCAGTCGCAGCAGAAGCGCCCGGCGCTGACTGTTGTAGGCAAGGACGGGTCGACTCAGGCGGTCGATGACCCGGACGCTGTCATCAAGGCGGTCGGCGCGATTCACGAAGGCAAGGATGTCAACAAGACAGCATCGCTCATCAAAGCAGCGCATGCGATGGGACCGACAGGGTCCTTCCGCTGAGCTGTTAGATCTAACACAATAAAAGAACCTCGCCTCACCCCAATGGTCACATGTCGTCACAAGCGCGAGGTCGGATCATGAACAACTTGGCAATCCTTGAGGCGGTGAAAGCCGCTCTCGGCGGAAATCCGGCGGACTTCCTCCGCAAGGATTGGAACCAGCCGAGCAGCGCTATCCAGGGCATCAACTACTATGACCTGGAAGCTCCTGCAAAGCAACTATACCCGGTCATCACGCCACTGCGCAATCGAATCGCGCGCGCGAAAGCTCGCGGCGGTATTCAGGCGAACTGGCGTGCGGTGACGGGTATCAACATCAATGGTACCCGACCTGGGGTCTCTCAGGGCAATCGGGGGGCCGCGATTCAGACCACGGTGCAGAACTACACCGCGGCCTTCGCAGCTCTCGGCCTTGAGGACTTCGTGACCTTTGAGGCCGACCTCGCGGCGGAAGGCTTCCAGGACGTGAAGGCGCTTGCGGTCGAGGGACTGCTGCGTTCTGTCATGATCTCGGAAGAGCAGGTGCTGTTGGGAGGTAACGCCTCTCTCGCGCTTGGTACGACGGGCACCCCGAGCGTGACAGGCTCGACCACTGGCGGCACCCTTGCGACTCAGACGCTGTCTGTCATCTGCGTTGCTCTGACGCTCGATGGCTACCAGAACTCGAGCATTGCAGGCGGAGTACCGGCGGTCATCACGAAGACCAACACCGATGGCAGCACCGACACCATTGGCGGCG